GTAGCCGATTTAATCGCGGCGGCCGTGTCCGTCTTACGTTTCTCTTCCGCTTCGACACGAAGATTCTCGGCATCCGTCACGCTTGTGTTCGTCGCCTGCAGGGTAGCGATCATATCCCGGGCCGGCTGCTGCAACTGCGCTATCTCCGCCCCGGTCAGATCACTGAAATGAAGCTTCAGCGAGTTTTTCTGCGCTTCGGTAAGATCGTCAAAGGTCAATGAGATGGATTCGTAATTGACCAGCAGCTTCCATGCCGTATCGGTCGTATACTTCCATTCAATGCCAAGGTCACCCTTGCGGAACTCGGGGGTCTTTCCGGCGGCTACGATTCCGGTATTAACGGTACCGATCCACCAGACGTTCTCCTTGATGGAGGGTGTAACATCATTCCTGACAGCCGTCTTGAATAAGGCGACCGTCATCTTGCCGTTTACTCCCGTACTCTGTACGAGCAGAATGTTATCCAGTTCCGACACGGAGGAAACACTCTGAAAGTCTTTTATGTCTAGATTTTCCATAATCCATGTTTTTTAAGATTGTGCCTCGCTATCTTCACAGACCGCTACGGCTATAATTTACAAATTAAAAGTTCTCCTTAATGCACCACCTCGTAATAAGGGATGTTATTGTAATTCCCTGTCACTCCTATGTAGCTAAGCTCCGAGTAGGGATAGATACACAGGCTGAACGGATAGCGGACTTCCGTACCATCCTGCTCAATCACCGTGACTCCGCCATTCCGATAGGTTAAGGCGTTGGGAATAACAACCCCTCTGAACATTTTGCCGGCGGGTATTTTGATCTTGACCGTCGTAATTGAGTTTGCATAAGTCACATCATTTGATAACTGTACATTCAGAAACACATATAGCGCATAACTGTAGAAATTACCGATAAACACCTGCGATCCAAGTTCGTGCATGTAAATCTGCAGACCGATACCCGTATCCGGATTGCCGAGATTGTTGATTCTGTTATACCCGGAAGCATTCAGAACCATCCATGAAAGGTTCTTTTTCAGATCCGTACCAGCGTCAATGATCTGATACGCTACTCTCACGTTAGCCATCGCGTCTATGTAACCCGCATTTCCGTCAAGCTGTAAATAAGGCTTAAACCATTGCATGTCAGATTCACCCACATCCTTGATATCCGTCTCCGTTCCTCTCAGCAGACCAAGACGGGATTTCATCAGCAGATTCTTGTACATGAATCCGGCAATATTGGCACCGTCAATCAAGGCCGTGTCCATGGCTACGAACTTGAACTTGCCGGCAGGTTCCCAGTTGGCGTCACCGGTGGAGGATGTCGGAGGCGTCGTGACCACCGCACCATGTACCTTCACCTGGAAGGTGAATACTCCGCCGTCGATATTGTAGTTGATAATGTCACGGGTGGCGTCCGTATAGGTATAGCCCACACCGCTCTCGTAGAATCCGCAATAAACAGGCATGGCACCCTGCGCTCCGGATTCTCCCTTCTCACCGTCATGCAGGACGCTTACGGAAGTGCTCAACAGATAATCGCTGCCGAACGAGGCGGAGGATGTCCCGTAGGTACGTACCACAAAGTATTTATAAGGATACCGTGCCACGTTAATAGATTTCGAGGATACGTTCTCAACGCTTCCAATCCGCGTCCACGAGTTGCCGTCATTGCTGCCCCAGACTGCCATGTAAGCATTGACAAGGGTACCTTCCGTGTCCTTGTGCGAAACGGTAAACGATTCCGGTTCATAGCTGCCGGTCATGGTGCGTCCGATCTGTGTGACCGAAGGGATCAACTGCGTCACGACGGGAGTTATACCGTCATTGCCGTCCGTACCGTCCTTGGCGAAGTGGGTGAACAGGATCGTGTTCTCATAATTATCCCATTTGCCGTCCGTAAACTTACGCGAACACTGGTATTCGTAAGGGAACGCTTCGCCCGCTCCTGATGGATTGTCTGTCCACCATCCGATATCCTCCCAGTTCGTGGACGTGTCCGGAGCGATGCCCGTGCAGCTGATCAGGCACACCCTGTAATTATTGTTATATCTGACGATATTTCCCCTGACGTATGCTTTCTTGCTGTCGTAAGCGGGAGCCTCACCGATGTACTCGTCCGTGTAAGGGGCAGATGAAGGGAAGTCCACGACAATATGTGACTTCGACAACAGGTATACCTGTTCGTTTTCCGGCGTATCGGTCGGAAATAAGACAGGAGCGCTCCAGGCGGAAGCATTCGTATTCGGATTGATGACTGATGTGGACAGCCAGCAGGTGCGCGGATAAATAACCTGGTATTTCATGCGGTCCTCATTCCGGCTGAGAGAACTGTCCTTTTTATAAACGATATCGATGAAATGGGAACCGGAGAAGGGAACGGTGATACTCAGCGTTTCCGAAACGATTCCAGACTTCCTCCACAAGGCTGTTACATTATCGGTATAGGCTACGTCGATAGGGCAGACAAGGCCGAAGTCGCCAGCTTCAGAAGATACCGAAAGGAACAGGTCGATCACCTGATTCTCATAAGACGTAACGAAGGTTATGCGTTCCTTGTAAGTAGCGGAGTCAGATGCCGGGGTCGGGGAAATATACATGTTATCAGTAAGTATGAAGTCACCGGTATGCCGGATAAATGATAAATCCTTCGGTTCGGGAGACAGAAACCACCCCGCGGGATTCACACCCGCAGGAGCCGCAGGCTTGTCAAAGGCATAGCGGTAACGGAGTTCGGTATACCTTCCATCAGTTCCGGGGTCCCCGTCTTCTCCCTTTGCCTTGATACCGGTGTCTATATACTTTCCTTGTTCCGCATCCCAGACCCACCAGGTGCCATTCTGTATTTTGGGAGAATGACCGTCATCTCCCTTTGCCGGATCGCCGGAATCTACGTATTTTCCCTGATCTGCATCCCACACCATCCATGTTCCGTTTTCAGAGATATAAGGGCTGTGACCGTCTGTGCCATCAACGCCGTTCTTTCCGTCCTGAACGACGGGAATCGTTTCCTGATCAACCAGGGTGATACCCGATGAGTTTTCAGCGTACATCCTGAACGTAATATCCTTTGTGATACCCGATATGGCAATATTGCTTCCGGGTGTATAGCTTTTAGGCGTACCCGAATCTATGATGTAATCCAGCGAATAGCCGGAGGGACGGGAGGAGACAACCGTAGAGGAGCCGTCGGTCTTCAGGATCCGGCAGGAAATGTTTGTCGTATCGCTGTTGCCGTCCTTATCCTTTTTAATCACATTAGTGGATGGCTGCAGGGAGTAGATGACGGCATTCGCTCCGTCATTTCCATCCGCGCCGGGCTTCACCTTGTTGATAGAAAGATGAATAGTGCGCTCATATTGTACGCCGTTATAGGTTGCTTTTCCGGTCACCGGGAGACGAAGGGTATCAGCGGCATCTTTCGTGATTGCCGTGACGGTTACTATTCCCGTGTCCTTGTCGGTTGTAACGGTTACGCCAGGCACGCTGCCACGGGAAAGCGAATCGAGCGTCAGCTTCGTGGAACTGTAGTACATTGAAAAGGTGGAAGTCAGCGGAAGGCCGGAAGTGACCGTACCGTCAGCACTACAGGAAACAGACTGCATCTCGTCGCTAAAGTCAGCCGTGATGCTTCCTTCACCGTCGGCGCCGTTGCGGACAACCACGACCGAGAACCGCTTGTCAAATACGGCATTTCCTTCACAGTTGATCTTCAGGTCTACGTAACACTCTTCGTAATTGGTGACCTCCGTGATGGTGAGGATACCGGCAGCCACGGAAGCGCGACAGCCGGTGGCGGATACGACAACGACATATCTGTCCTTGTCCACTGATTCTGAAAACAACAGTTCCGTTTCACCCTTGAATGCCTGGATACGGGTGGAAAGGTTATACACGGAGGTAACGACGTTCTCATCACCGGAAACTATATTCTGATTACCGGAGATGACGTTCAGCTCTTCATATAGAGAAGTCAAATTGCCTGCACTGTCAAGCTTTACTACGCGCTCGTAGGAAGACAGAGAAACGTTGTATGCCGACTTCCCTTGTAATTCCTCTATCTGAGATGGAGTAAACTGTATGTTGGGACCGGTCAGATAAGTATTCTCCTGAAAGGTGCCGTGCCCGTGCATCACGAAACCACCGATCGTCAGACCTTCCAGAAGACCGTCCTGCATCGAGATGTTCCTTGTCGGGTCAATTACCCAGGTATCGACATTTTTAAGACGGCGGGTGTAATAACGGGTCTCGTAAGTCATTGCCTGACGGGTCTCATCGGTGAAGTTACCGTAAGCGTAGAAGTTCATGCCGGATGAAGGGTGGACGGTTGTTCCAGGCTGCAGGGTATATTTAAACTTCATCGCTCCCGGTTCGTTCAACAGAATTTCGGAAGGTGTGAAATAGGTCGTAGCGAATCCTGAGTAGTTTAGGAATCCGTTTGCGTCTGCGCTGTCAGATGTCTTGTTTCCACTTTCAAGTTTATGAAAAACGCCGCGACAGATATCGTTCACTTTCGGGGTGCCCGTCTGCCCTTCAAGCAGGTCAAGTTCAATGATCCGGTTTGCTGTGTCTACGGACTTGATCGTTCCGAATGCGAAGGTATTGGCCTTGTCTCCGGAGATGACGTCAATGCAGTTGAAGGTGATTTTGGGAGTGACCATTTCCTCACGGAAGATGGCTTTGTCCACTTCAAGTACTGTCTTGCCTGTCTTCTCGTCAACTGTGACAGAACCGCCGGAACCGCCGATCATGCCGGTGACGAAGTTGCCAATATTCATACCTTTAATAGCCTGTATAAGATCATTGGATACAATTCCGCCGGATGCTTTTAATAATCCTTTTACGTCTAGCCCGCCAAGAGCAGACAATAAACCTTCTACCGTCAAATTTTCACCTACTTCCAGGCTATGTTCAGTACGGTCATCCTGGTCTTTATGAATATACCTGCGTTCTAATTCCAGCAACAAGGCTTTTATCTTATCGTCGACCTCTTTAATTGTACGTAATGAGGAAAGAACATTGTCATCCGTATATTCTATTTTGTCATCCTTCTTTATGATGCGTGAACAAATTTCAAGAAGCGTACGAAGAGATGAAAGAACATTTTTATCTGTCAATGACTGAGTGTCATTAACTTTTAAAATGTCAATGTTAACACCTCCTCCAGTCACTACAGTAGTTCCGCCACCTCTACCGGAAGAAACAACTGACCCAATCGGATAATTCCCGGATCGGGGCTTAGAAGGGATTGCTCTTGATTTTATAGTAATATTCATACTTCTATCATTATACATTGAAACTGATTCATCTTATAGTCGATAGTACCTCCTGCGTTGATGAATTTCTTATTAACCATATAATTGTCATACAAGCGGGATAAAGGAGTTATATCGGAAGATGCTTTTATTACTTGCGTTAATTTGATACGGGTGGCATTATAACGTTTGATAATACGTCGAATAAGTTGCTCTTCTGGACGGACTGTAGTTTCTTCTATGACTGAATAAAGATTGTCGGTCAAGTAGTCCTCGCTAATCATTACCTTGCTATAGCAAGCTCCATCTTTATTATATGATGAAATCTTAAATTCTATTTCATCAAGTTCATTAATATAATTTTCGTTGATTATATTTTCATAAATACGGTCAGAATTGCTATTGTCTTCTTCTATTCCATCTTTCTTTTTACTGTTAACTTTGAAGTCTTTTAATATAATTCCTCTAAACGGTTCTGGGTATACGTGACTGTCATAATCTACTTTAGGGCAAAACATTGTAAATTCGAACTCTCCGTATAATGGCTGGTCTATTGGTATTATAAAACCGTTTATTCCAGAATAAGGCATAGAAAGAGTTTTCTGATTCTTTACGCTTATGTAATCTTGCGATCTATCATTATTCTTACTATCTAAATTTACAGCAAACACGTAATTAGGCTTTTTTTGCCACTCTGGATCGGTTCCATATATTGAACCAAAATAGCTGTCACCTATTCTTACCTGAAAATAAATTAAACCATTAGGAGTGGCGCGGCTGTTATCTAAAATTCCTAAATCTGAATCTGCGGAAGATTTCAATAAGTACGAGATAGATATTGCAGAGTCAGCATAAATAGCTGATGGACCTTTAAACGACATCACCTTGGTTAAATCGCGCGTTATTGGATTATGCGCTTTTTCAGGATACCTTATTTGAATAGCATTGCTAAATGAATAATCGGTAATATCAGGAATCCATTCGCCGCCTGCGTTCTGATGTTGATTATATGCACAGCATTTCATTAGTATTGCACCTTCTAATGATCTAGCTCTATCTTTATAGTTTTCAATTTCGTCATTTCCAATGACTTCATCTCCATCATATAAATACATATTCCACCGGTTAGGAGAGAGGAAAATTCTTCGAGAAGATCGTGCCCCCGTTGAATTATCAATAGTACTTAATTGCTTTAGACTCTCAAAATCCTCATCCAATACCAGTTCGCCAACTGGGTAATTGCTACATCTTATCGTAACTTTATTACATCCAGGGAGAATGTCTAACGTATTATCCTTTCCTGTATAGTCTTTTTTCTGAATGTTAATGAAGGCAGGTGAAACATTTCCTGTTTTATTGTAAAGATCAGAACTATATTTATAAAATTCTCCACTATGATCTATGTCAACGAAATACAATTCACCTTTCCAGTCAACACAGGTCCAGTTAAGAAACTTACAGACTTCTTCTAACACTTCTTTTAACTTCATAGGTTTATCATCTTCGTCAAAGAAGTCCTGTTCGCTAACCGTTAGATGTTCTAATATGTTTAATTGCATATCGTAATCGGCTTTATTTTTCGCATAAACATGAGGAATGTACACGGCGGTATATTGTCCAGATGCCGCAGAGATGCATTTTTTTAGTATATCCCAAAAAGATATAAATTCTCTAGTATCTTTCGCTTGCTCATAGTCTATAAATTCCAGTGAAGACATGGCGCTCATGCATTCTAATTCTAATTCAAATGTTTTGGAGCTATAATCCTGAGTGTAAAGCTCCGGTTTGATAAATCCGCACCAGGTAACCACCCCATTCTTTTTAAACGTTACTCGGTATTGCTGATAGGCGGTAGAGAACAGGCTTTGTAGATAATCACTCCCTACAATGGATATTTTAGCTGTGCTGAACCGAGTAGGAATATATAGAAAATCTTCGTCCGCTATATCAACTGTAAATGGAGAAGAACCACCTTGGAGTTCAGTGATCTCACCGAAGTAGTTTTCTTTTTCTATTTCAACTACGCAAGGTATATTTTCTAACGAAGCGAATGGTACTGTATATATTAATCTATAGCTCATGATATAGGCTTTTTCCCTTGTGATTTAAGTTCATTGTTGATAGTCAGAATCAGATCCTTTGCCCGGACCCTGGTTGTTACCGATGAAGATATATTTCCACCTCCACCCAATCTTCCGGAATTAATCGCTTCGAATAAATGAGATTGCTGGCCTTGATTGAGTATCATTTCACCGGCATTAACACGAGCTAATATCTTATCTCCAGATGAAGGACCGCCGGTAATAATACCACCATTAGCGAACTTAGGAATGGAGGCAGCTAATATTAATGCTTCCATGGCTGCAATTTGAGCAGCAGCAAGACCTACTCCTGCAAAAGGAATAGATGCATATGCTGCTGTACTTTTTGCAGCCATTTCCGCAGATGCAGCTGTAGCTTTTGTTGATGATGCTGCGACCTCTGCCGCCGTTTGAGTCGCAAGAGCAGTAATTTCTGCTGTAGTTTCTATCGTTTTATTCGCAACTTTTGTTCCGGTAGTAGCCGTATCAATAGCCGCCTCTGTTTCCTTCGCCTTTGTGAGCTTATTTGTTAATTCCGTAATACTTTCAATTGTTTTCATCACCGACAAGAATCCATCTGCAATTCCGGAAAACATATTCCAAATGGCCATTAACTTTTCCCATTTAGTAGCTTCCTGTTCCGGATCAAATGCATCTTTCAGGCGTTCGAATGCCGACACTAATCCATCTACAGTTGATACGACATTTTTAATACCATCCCATTCCATCTGATTAAGTTCCTTGGTGAAATTTTTGATATCTTCCTGGACCTGTGCCAGTTTTAATGCCTCTTCCAGCGATGGAACGTCAGCCATAGCATTCGCAACCTCATCTGATAATGTCTTCCCGATAATTCTTGCTTCCTCTTTATATTTGTCCGCCAATTCTTTTGCCTTGTCCAGATTTTCAGAGGCAATATCAACTTTGGTTTTCTTGTAGTCAAAAGTTGCGTCGCGAGGCTTTATCTTAATTGGAGAAGCAAGTATCTTTGCATTCAGTTGCATAGCTGAAATAAACACATCTGCCTCATCTCCAATGCCTTTAATGCCGGCAGCGGATTTAGCCGCATCAACGGAAAGTGAAATTATATTGGAATTCAATTCTTTCTGAGAGATAAGCCCTTTGGCTTGCTGCGCTTGGGCTTCCCTGACCTTTGCATTGTAATCCTTCTGCACCTTCTCAAACTCAACAAGAGCAACATTCTTATCTTGATTTCTTATCGCTTTCTCAGCAGCGGTCTTAATATTCTGAAAATATTGACTCTCAAGCACTTCTTTATCACCTGTTCCTTTGGCTTGGGCGTACATCTTGATGTTCAGTTCTCCCAGGGCTTTATTATACTCTGCCTGAGTGATCTTTCCGATCTCTAATTCAGCGCCTAGCTCTTCAAATTGTTTATCATAAGATTCTTGCTGTTTCTGAAGAGGAGTTTTTTTCTTTTTGTCATCATCCGGATCAGTAGTCGGTGTTGTAATTGTTGTGCTTCTAGAAATCTCAGTTCCTAATCTCGATTTCGCATCACTGAGTATTTTTGAGAATTCAATATAAGCATTCAAATCATCCTTTAAGCCATTTTCAAATCCTATAGCGTCAACCATTGACACTTTATGCTTTGCTTTGAACCTCTCTTCTTTAACCAAATCTCCGCGAGCTATTTCCCAATCAGGAGCCAATTCCTGTACTGTCTTCCCGTTGTAGGATTTTGAGCCTATTTTGCGTAATTCATTTTCGCTTTCTGCTACTTCCTTTGCTGCCAGTTCGGCTCTTGCTGCACTTTCAAGCAATTCTATGCGTTTAGATATTTCTTTGTTTACATCTTGGTTGGTTTTTAGCTCAGTACCGAGAATACCATTGATTTTCCCTAATATTTGTTTTTTGTAATCTAATGATGAATTAACTTTATTGTACTCTGATAACAAGGCTTTAACTTTTACAATTTCTGAGTTCGACTCTGCCGCATGATTCATTCGATTCAGATAATTGTCAAACAAGCCCTTTATTCGTTGTGACTCTTTATAAGCATTATAAAATTTAGCAACGATAGCCCCTATGACCGCAAGTATTGCTGTTGGAGCCATAGAAATGAGAGTTGCCTTAATTGATAACATCGCTTTGCTGAAAGCCATTCTGATAGAAGCACCGGCCTTTTGCGCTTTCCATGCAACTTCATCAAACTTCTGTCCTGCATCCTTGGCCGCCCGACGTGCTGCTGACTTGGCGGCTAATTCGGCTTTGGCAATAGAGGAAATAATTTTATTGACCAGCCGACTTGTAACCATGACTAAAACAGCTGCAACAAGATAGGTAACAATGCTTTTTATATTGTCAGCAGCCGATTTAACAATATTGGTCAGCCAGTCTATCAGAGCTTTATATTTACTTTGTATATCCGTGCCGTTCACTAACTCTGTAAAGACGTTTTTCAGTCGATTTACAGATGTCTCCAAGTTATCAGTATCAACGTTAGGAATCATCTCATTAAGCGCCTCAGCAAATTTAGGAAGCACATCCTTACTCATCAGTTTACCCTGTTTGAGTAACTTGTCCAGACCAGCGACAGAAACACCTGCAGCTTTTGCCATAGCCTGAAGAGCAACAGGAAGACGTTCTCCCATCTGCAGACGCAATTCCTCGGAGCTGATCTTGCCTTTACTCATCATCTGGGATAATGCAAGCATAACTCCGTTACTGTCGTCCGCACTCATACCGAAGGCCGTACATGCCCGGGAGACGGATTCGAATACTTTTCGTTGATCGATCATGGACATACCGGATATGGAAGCAGCCGCCGTGAATTTTGCGTAGTTAGCCGTCAGGGCATTAATCTCTAATCCGTATTTTTTAGCCAGATCGAGCAGATATTTCTGATTATCCGCATATTGGGACATTGTGCCGGAGACATTCTTCAATGCGGTGGTAGCACGGTTTGTTTCTCGGGCTACATCAATGAAACGAGAAACAAGGTTACTTAGTCCGAGTCCGCCTGCACCTAATGCCGCAGCGAAGGTGAGAATCTGCATCTGCATGGAACGGAATGCGGCTTTTACCTGATTAGTACCTCTCTTAAAGTTCTCTGTTAAGAGGTTTATTGCTATACTGAAACTTAAACGTCCTGCCATGATCTTATAAATTTAATAGGTCTTTGCCCTTTTGCATGAATAATTCAAATCTTTCTATCTCAGTTTCTTTGATTTCTTTTTCCGCTTGCTTCTCCGCTTCCTCCCAAGGGAAAGTGATCAGATCCTTAGCTCCATTTTCCATCTTTCGTGCATCGATATGCGGGAGAATGGTGAGATATGTCCACATCCGGGCGCTTTCCATCTCCTCTTTTCGTTTCTTTTCGTATGCCTCTATGTAGAGTGGAAGGTCGCATATCTCCATTTCATTAAGCACGTAATGTGCATCCAGTCCGGATATGATGAGAACCGAAACAATACCGCTGATCATTTCCGGAAGGGAGTTGGAATTCACGATGTCCTGTTTCTCCTGCTCCCTCTGAAACTGACTTAATACTGATGTTTCACGTTCCAATTTCAAGATCATTTCCTGTACCAGCTTTTCGTTGGACAATGTTCCCCGAAAAACATCGAAGGTATATATCACATCTTCATTATTGCATATCGTTGTGGTATACAGTAGTGCATCTATGTCATCCTTATCTGAATAATCCATTAGAGAGAAGGATTTCTGCCTGATCTGTTCCCATCGTATTATGGCTTTCAGATTCAGCCTCATCTTCATATTTAGAGAGAATCTCTTTTTAGGAACTGAAGTCTCCGGTACAGATGGCGGACTATGACGATTACATTTCTCATCGATGATTTTAGCGGACAGGAATATTGTATATATGATACAAAGTGATATTGTTAATGAGACCATGATACTTTATATTAAATAAGGCGGCCATCACAGGACCGCCTTAAGAACATTTGTTACTAACTCGTTTTATGCACCTGCGTTTTCCGCTGCTCCGCCTGCGGTGGGCGTCAGACCTCCGATACCTTTAAAAGCGCTGCTACATTTAGCTATCTGTCCGGCCTCGGATGAGATAGACATCGATGTAATCATCACTTCTCCGGTATAGCTCATCTTTGCAGTATCTTTCTCAAAGGTTCCTCCAAAATTGTCCTTATCCGCAGCTTTTGCCTCTCCGAAATAAAATGATAGTGTTTCACCTGCTATCTGTTTAGCCAACAGGGTATCATAACTCATAGCGCCTTCTTTGCGAGTTACTAATGACTCGGAAGAAACTGTATAGCTTTTCTTTCCAGGAAGGGAACCGGTCCAGTCGCCCATCATTTTGTTTGAGACATCTATTTCTTCGGTAGTTACTTCCAGTGTTGCACTTGATGCAAAAGCGATAGGCTGATCGTCGGCAAATACAAAGAACTCACCTCTGTAGATATCTTTTCTTGAATCTAATTTTACTCCTGCCATAATATTATCTTTGTTCTATTGAAAATTGTAAAACTTGAATGTATTTGTTATCAATGAAGTCCTCGGTAGAGTCTTCAAGCTCAATATATATATCCGGATCAGTAAAGTCACCGGATAAAGTATCATAAATCAATGAAGCGAGTTCCTGGCTGCGATCATAGTTTTCACTTACCGCAATCACGTTCACAATTGGTACCTGCCGATATACGCCAAACTTGGTGCAATCCTGTTTGTAGCCGTCACGCTGATAAACGATAAAGTCGCCCTCCGTATTCTCCGGTGCAATGACCGGGAATATCTTCTCATCGACAATATCCTTGATGCTATCCGAAGCAAGAAGAATGGCACGCACTTCCGTTGTGATCTTAAACATATTCATCGTCTCTCATTTATTCGTTGTACTGCTTTTTGAACTCCCTGATAGATAGCTTGCATAGCTCTATTCTCTTCTGTATGTCCGGCATCATTCCAAAATCTGTTACCAGGCATAGATCCTCGGCTTTTACCGGTATTGGTATAGCGTTTCTTGGTCCCTTGATCTACAAGATGAGAATGATTGCCGCCTGGACGATCAAACCCTGCCAATGCTCCCAGTTTATTACGTTTTACCCGAGTAGTGAAAGAATTCATCAGGTGATTAGTCTGCTTGCCGTGATGTAATAACCTTGTGCGTAGATTGCTTCTACCTTTCACGCGAAATACATTCACTGCTGCACGTAGGCCGCTTTTCACCGCCTTATCTTTTTCGAAGTCTTCCAGATTCCGGATCAGATATTGAATATTCTCTCTGTCGATCGTCGTTACCTGAATCATACATCGATCTTTTTAAGCGTTAAAGTCAATTCGTTGGCTGCAGGTTCTATCATCTTTATCTCCCAGATACAATCTGCGTATCTTACACGGCAACCATATTTGATCTGCGGATAACTACGTACTTGCATTACTGTTGTATGCCCGACAAACTGTTCATACGCATTCTCTTCTACGGAAAGAAGAGTCTGTTTCTTGCGCTGTGCCCGGCATCGGAATACTTCTTTATATTCCTTGCTGACAGCTCCTGTCGAAGACTTTACTTCGACAGGAATCTCAAATACAAGCTGATATTTCAGCAGACCCGCTCTCATTTGGCATAATTCCGATAAAGTGATACGAGATATCTGTAAGACAGGGGTACTTCCGCCGACTGTGCAAAAGCAACCGGTTCACGATTAGCATAAAACTGTCCGACCATCAGGAGAATACACTGACGAAGAGGCGCAGGTAATTTACCTTTGTTCTCCTGCGTCAGCGTATCCAGTTTCTCACATACATCTTTCTCTACAACAGTTTCAGAGGCTTCTATAAGCCCGATAATGTATTCGTCATCTTCCGTAAAGGACTCCTCTACGTTCAGATGTTTCTTTGCCAGTTGTAGTTCGACGTATGCCATAATTATTTCAATGATGCGATAGTAAATGATTCTTTGCGGATAAATCCCATATTCCAGTAGGAATTGGTTATCAGTCTAACTGTACCACTCAAAGCCTGCGTATACGGATCTACCAGTAACTCAATGCCGCCCCATTGTCCCAGGAAGTAGTCCGCCCAGTTACCGAATACGATACCAAACTCATCAGCTGTATCTCCTAATTCTTTCGGCAGATTATTCGTACGCAATGCGCGATAACCGTTCAGTTGTCCGTCCCCATTGCCGGCAAAGATAAATCCGCCTGCGCCAGAAGCGTCCTTCACTTTGGTTTTAGCTTTTCCCACAAGTGACGGGTGCAGAACATAAGACAGGTTGCCAAATAATGCATTCTGAGTGTCCGCATTTGTTTCCATAGCTACAATCTGCGCCCATGTCATGTCTCCCTTAATATCTTCGTTAAGGGTATGGAACATACCGTCCGGTGTGTTAGCAACGTTCTTGTTTTTACTGAACGCAGTCTGTTCTATCTTTTGTGCAATAGCTACAGCGATAGCTTGACGAATATAGGCCTCTACGGAAGTATTCTCCTGGACGAGCAACTGCTTTGATATATCTACGTACGCCGTCAAACGTATCGGTTTGAACGTATCCCCTTTATCGAATTCACCTGCACCATCCTTGGCCGGAGCGTTTTCGCCTTCCCAAAAGACATTTGCACCGGAGAACTCGGGCCAGTAGATGTTACCTTGCAATCCTGTCATAAAACGAGCACCAGCACGGGCTAGCACAAGTGAAGATTGCAGCGGCAGCAGCATTTCTTGTTGATCTTCATCAATAACTACGCCTGTAGCCGCTTCGGTAGCCGCAGTAAATGCCGCACGTTTTTCTAGGTTCATCGGCACAACAATACTTCGTTTGCCTGCTTGCTGGGCACCCGACATGTTGTGATATGCGGTAGCCTCTTCAATAATACCCGCATCTGCGTCATTCTGTCCGGACCCATCTACCAAGTTAGCGATGGCACGACGAAGAGAGAAGTTACCGCTACCGGCAGTTACCGTTCTTACAGGGCGTTTACTACGATTTTCCTCCTCTCTCTCTTCGATTTCAAGGTTGATTTCAGCCATGCGAGCTTGATTGGTGCCTAACTCTTCATTTTCTTCTTGGGAAAACTGACGTTTTTCACCTTTTGCTTTCCCGATGATTTCTTTCGAACGAATAGATAGTTGCCTCTTCTCATCCTTCAAATCTGTGATACTCTTTTCTTTAGCCATAAAATAATAAATTAAATGTTTAATGAATTTTCGATATTTTGATAGTAGGACTCAGGGATATCCTGTTCCTTTTTTCGCAATTCCTCTTCTGCTAATTCTTTGCCGCGCATATAAACCGAAGTTTTACTGTATGCGCCATTATAGACCGGAGCAATGTCATAGAGATTATCTATTTTCTCAATCGATCGTTTCCAACTGCCATTTTTTTGTTTTTCCCATGTATCCTTTTCTACATCGAAGCAGAAAGAACATTCTTCGATTTCTCCACGACGGATATTTTCACGTAACTCGTCACCTAAAGCCGTCTTAGGAGCTTCAAAACGGAACTTCAGCCCCTTATCGTCAACTGAAAGTACCAAAGACCCCTGTCCATTTTTGCATCTTGCAAGAATGCCACGGCTTTGATCGTGATTCAAGAGCGCAAAAACATCACTTTTTGCCAAAACTCCGTCAAGCGCACCGCGTTGGATGACTTCCGTGAAGGATAATCCGTCTGATGGGGTGTCAAAAAGCAATGCGTAACCTTCAATGGTACGTTTTTCCTCATCTTCTCCGGTCACTTGTACCTGGAAGGGAGTATTTCTGATTTCTTTTTTATTGTCCATGATCCAACTTTTTATTTACTAACCACAGAGTTGTCATACAAATCGGGATTATTTTTAGCATTTTCTACTTTTTCTTTCACGGCATTGTCTAATGTCTGCATATTTACTTGTACGAATGCCTTATCTCCACCATCCAAACGAGGATACCCCAACTCTCTTCGTGTTTCGTTCGGTGTGATTCCTGCTACATAGGATAATTCTTTGTAGAATGAGGCTTGCGCGGCTTTATCGGTACGCAATATGGCTGAAGTGTCGAATTCCGCAATAACATTACCCCGTTCCGATTTGAGGAATACTTTTCTGTTAATCTCCTGCTCGATTTTAGTTATGACAGCTAACACAGTGTCCGTCAAATATTGTAGCTGCGTAGCCTCAACAGTTGAATAGCTCGCTTTTGACAAGTCAAATACTTTTATAGGGGAGACTGAGAAGAAACGGCATATATCTATGACATTAAACATACGGCTTTCTATAAACTGGCTGTCTTTGGGACTAATGGATATAGGCTGATACTTCATATTCCCCTCTAAAACAGCTATGCCGTTTGGATGCTGTTTCATCCGCTCATTCCACGTCTCATAAATTTGATCCTTTTGAGTTTTATCCATTCTGTTTCCTTCCACAGTCAGTATGCCAGATAAAGAACCTCCGGAGCTAAAGAATCCGGCCGCATGTTCCTCTGTACTGGTAGCGATATCAATAGTCTGACGGGCGTGCGTTAACGTGGATACTCCGATAATGCCATCGTAGGAGAAGTTAAGTACATGAATCATATCTTTAGGGTCCACCAGTTCCCTGAATCCGACTACCTGATATCGTTTACGCATGATACCGTTCTTATCAGTGATATAAACGATTGTCACTTGGCTGGAAGGAATATAAATCAATTGAAGTACATTTAACTGATAATCCCTTTCGATATAAGCATAGCCGTTTCCGGTAAGAAGAACTGAAGACATGAGTGTTTTAAAGAAGACATATCGGGTCATATCTTCATTAGGTTCCATATTCAACAGCATATATGCCGGATGTTGCTTGAATTCCTTCTTAAATCCTTCCTCGTCAATCTGGTAGGTCTTCAGCGGAAGAACTGCTACACTGTCCGATATGAGATCAACACATCTGTAAACCGTAGATAGAAGCATTGGTTTTTTCCGACTGGAAAGGATCGGATGAGCTCCGGTATAGCTCCATGCTGTCAAACGGGATGTTTCCGCTTTAGACGCTTTTCTTATTTCGAAATTCGTAAATGGTATTTTCATATAAAGTACACTTTTGCACCTAACCAAAAAATTGTCATACAAATCAATAGAATTCTCCGTATCGAGGTGAAACGAGATAGATTCCGAGTGCTTCCAGCTTAGCTATAACCCCGTCGATTTTCTTTTCTTCAAATTGCTTGGATGGTTTAGTATTGCCGTTTTTATCTCTCGCCATAACGACATTACGGAAGCAATGACGGTTTATCTGATTGTTGTCTATTACCGCCTTGCCGGACAATAGCAAGCGCTCCAGCTCTTTAGTAGGGCGGTTGAAATTTCCGAGTGCCTGGCTGAATGGTTCCATAGGCAGGCCTTTTTCTTCGGCATTAATAACGAACTGCGTCGCATTCCAGGCATCATACGCTATTTTCTGAATATAAACTATATCTCGAACCCGCATAAGATCGTTGAGGATATAATCGTAGTCTGTTACATTTCCCGGAGTAATAGTAATCAATCCCTGTCTGCGCCATTCTCCGTATAAGTCCTTGAATCGTTTTTCCTGTAAAGCCGCTTCCGGTAAGTAGTACAAAGTTTTGAAATAGTATTTATCTGCTGTAGGAAACATAAAATCGGCGCAAGTGAGGTCGCTAGTGCTTGATAAGTCAATGCCGGCATAACAATCCATACCTCGGAATTGCTCAAATTCAAGACTTGCGGAAGTCTGTAAAATATAGTGATCCGGAATCCAAACAGTTTCAGAATCACACCAAATATTGAAGTTCTTTGTTTTAATGCCGACTTCTTCGGATGGTGCATTAATTGCGGACTGTACTTGAGTCTGCAAATATTGCGGTTTAACCGTAATCCCCAGATTGGGGTTGCTCTTCTGCCAAGTCTCCGGATCTTTCCAATCATCTCCCTCATCAGGAGAAAAGATAGCAGCAAAGAGTGCATCATTTTCTTTTAGCCCAGACAATACTTCCGTACACATTTCACGGTATTGGTAACATGGACCTAATTTATCGAATCCGGCCGTAGTGATAATAACCGCCATTGGGTTATCACGCATACCCTGCGATGACTGTAGTACATCTTTCAACCCAGTATTCTTAGCGGCATGGTATTCGTCTATCAGATACATAGATGCATTAAAACCGTCCAATTTTGAATCGTCTGCTGCAAACACCTGTAACAAAGACAGCATCTTTTCGAACTTCACTTTATCGCGATAGGAAACAAGGTCTTTTCCTTTCGGGTCAATCCCTTTTGCGAATTGAGAACAGAACTTGAAAGCAATTTTAGCCTGTTCTTTAGAGTTGGCTGCAAGATCCACCTCTGCATCCATTTCTCCATCAGCGATTAGATGATACAAAGATAGTCCGGCGGCAAAAGCCGTCTTTCCGTTCTTTCGTGCAATCTCTATGTAGACATACTTCACAAGTCGTTCCCCCGTCTCCTTTATATAGAATCCATAGATAGCTGCTATTACAAATTGCTGCCACGGTTGTAGGATGAACGACTTACCGGCATGGCGTCCAGTGAAATGCTGAAGAATAGAGAAGAATTCTATGACCTCATCTGCTTTTTTCTCCTTGAATTCGTATCGATCATCCTCCATCATGGAGAAAAAACGTTCAGCAGCAAGCTGAATAAACTTACCGGATACGACTTTCCCGCCTATAACGTCTTGAGCGTATTTATAGTAAGTCTTTGTCTGCATTAACGAGTTTCTTTCTTGCCTTTCAGATACGTCTCAAGTGGAGATTCTTCATTATCTCCTGCATTCATGGCTTTGATTTGTCCTTTGCTTTTTGCGGTTAGTCCATATTCTTTTGCCAATTCAAGATATTGACTCCAGCTTTCTTTCAGTAAATTGGCCTCTGGGCGTTTGACCATTTCTCCTTTCAGGTTTTTCATAGTAAGCCCCTGCTGGCTCAATACGTCTACACAGCTAAGATACATATCATAAGCCGTAGCCATACGGTGAAGTTGTGGAATATCGGAGAGTTCAAGCATTTCCTTCTCATTTAATTGCTTGACAAGACCGGTAATAAGTTTGCGTGCCTCATCATGTTTGATACTATCGGGCACTTTAAAGCTGATTTTCTTCTTTTTTTCCATGATTCTGATTCATTTTTATCTAAAAACCATAGAAATGTCATACAAAAAATGGCAATTAACAGAACGAAACACTTTGGCTTTTTTCAAAAAGTGCCGTGCGTGTGAAGAAGGGTTAGGCGAGCTTTCGAAGGTCTCAATCGCTCAAATTTGACCCCATACCCCCTTTTGATGAATTTATTGTTAAAATTAACTTAATATTAACAATGCGAGACCTTTTCGTAGGGAAATCCCTATTTATTCGATTCAAATACAAATATCGTCATAATCATTTGTACATATACAAATGATTATGTATCTTTGTAGTGTCAGATAAACAAAGTATTAACCTTTTAAAACAACGTCATGAGAGAACTGAATGAACTAGAACAGATTGAGTTCGAAATAGAGAAGGAGAAACAAAACCTTAGAGAATGGAAACGCAAGGTACTTATACTGGATATTGGAAAAGAAGATGATGAAGAACGTACTGATGCGATACTCGAAAGGATATCAGAACTCCTTGAAAGAAAAGAGAAATTAAAGAAGTAGTAATCGCTCCTCTTCGGAGGAGCATAACTCAAATAATGATATGAGAACATTAGAAGAAGACTTGTTAAAGATGGATAGTTTGCATGGAGATGAACTTGATGCACACTTGTACGAGATGAAGGCTTTATACACCAAGCCGGAAGAGAAAGAAGCCATTAGAAAGCACTTAGATAAGGCTCTTGATACTATCACTGATAATGTCAAAGCAATAGAACGAAAGCTCACAATACGGGAACAGATGAATGATATTGTAGACTTAATACCCGTGTCGTATATTGCAAAGAATTACTTTGGCAAGAGTCGAGCTTGGTTATATCAACGTATTAACGGGTATAAAGTCCGAGGTCAAGTATATACTCTGAATGAGAAAGAACTTGAAATCTTTAATCGTGCCTTAAAGGATATTGGGAATAAAATCGGTTCACTTTCAGTTGGTTAATACAACTGTTATCTGACACTGCCTTTGCCTGTGAGCCGTGCAAAGGTTAGGGAGCAGCTAATAGCTACTCCCTTTTTTGTTATGGATATTTTGATGACATTGTTTACATAAGCTCATCAAGTTATCGAAGTCATAGGCTAGGAATAACCTTTGTTCCGGATCATCCGTACTCATAAACGAAGTTATGTGGTGGATATCTTCGGCAGGAACTGTTTTGTCTTCCTTCAGGCATATTTCGCATAGAGGATTACAAGCGAATTTCCATGCACGTAGACGACGCCAGCGGTCAGAGTTATACACTCTCCTGCGCTCTGCGTCATAATAATTATCGTTCTTCTGTGTCTTCTTTCTTGGTTTGTAGATAGTCGGCATAAGGTATTTCTTTTAATTGTTTATTATCGTTGATAGCCTGATACTCTATCATCCGGAATCGGTAACAGAAATAATTCATCAATTCTTTGTCAGATGACAGAGTAGAGGCTTTCTCGTCCTGTGAGACGAATAAAATAGTGTCCTGAAAGATATCTTCATAGCTTTTGGAACAATACAGTCCGGAGGTACGATAACCGCACAGTTGTTTTAACTTATCATAGTTGTGCGCTATCATATCCATGACCTTGCCATTAACCTTCCCTTTCTTTGTTTTTCTCATTCTGCAAACTCCAGTTCCCGGATTTGTCTATTAGTTCCTCAATACTGCGGTATACCATTCCTCGAACTATTACAGAGATACTCGTTTTTGTGATGTCCGACAACTCGTTTAGTAGCATCACTGTTCGTTCGTCAAACCTAACATTTATCATTTTTTTTCCCATATCAATTCTTTTTTTATTTAGCTTTACGTAAATCCTTGAAAATACTTCTAAGATTTGCAAGTTCCTTTTTAAATATCAATCCGAGGAACATCTCGAATTGATTCATTCTTAATTTGTTTAAAATGGTGGTTTATCTTCAGCTGAGACTTTCGAAGGATTTATATGTGGAATATCTATTAAATCGTAGAATTGCGTAGTTTCCGCATTGAATCCACAAATCATTTTCCAAGTACCAACATTACGCCCTTTGGCAACATCAATCATTGCCGTATTTTCTGTTGAAACATTAGCGAAAGGTTCCGGATAGTGTTTGTCCCTTCCGTAATATTCTGGACGGTAGAGCAGAAGGACAACATCGGCTGCTTCGGTAATTTGACCGGAACCACGAATACGTCCGATTGATGGTGTAGAGTCAACTTTATCCCGGCTTAATTGGGATAATGCCATAATCCATATACCCAGATCCTTGGCTAAGTTCTTTAATCGTCTGGCAATGTTCCCCATTTCTTGTTCTGCTGCACCGCCGTTCCCACTGTTGGCAGAAAATATCTGTAAGTAGTCCACAACAGCTCCGTCAATATTATACCGTTTCTTCATCATTCGGATACTAGAGACGACGGAGTCAATCGTCGAAGTACTTTTCCCATCGAAATAGAGAGGTAAGTCTATTAGGTTAGCAATTCCTCTATCTACATGAGAAAGTTCGTCCTGCGTCAGCTGTGAACTTGCAACGCGCATTCCATCTACTCCGCTCTGTTTGCTGAGAACACGCTGCCCGATTTCTACAGGTGTCATTTCCATTGTGTAAAAAGCGATCTTTGCTCCGGATAACGCTGCATTGACGCAAATACTGGTGGCAAGTGATGTTTTTCCTTGTGATGAGTCAGCTGCTACTACTGTAAGATTACCGGGTCTTAATACACCACGTCTGTCCAGGTCACGAAATCCGGTAGGTGTACCGGTTATCGGCTCCGGGTTATTCAGGTTTTTATTGATGATGTCATATACTTCCTGCATTACTTCACGCATATTAACGACTCCCGAAGCTTGGTTCTCTCTGATCCCTTCAATACGCCTTGTTACTTCATCTTGTACTTCAAACGGATCTTCGCACGAATGGACTGTTGACAGGATGTATTGAGCCATTTCGTAGTTTTTACGGTGCGCCATCAGGCGGTTAAGCTCCATTGCATGCTGTTGTAGATCGAAGCACTGGTAACTGGCTATCTCAAGGTAGGGAACACGGTCATTTACTGCGTCAATGGACGGTAACAGGTAATTCCATACGGTCATAGTATCATAACGCAGCCCTTTTTCATCGATTGCTTTAATTGCTCTAAATATCTTGCGGTGGAAGTCATGGTAGAAACAATCTTCCGTCAGAAGGTTATTTACTTCAATCAATGAATCACGCTCAGAGAGTAAAGTACCTAGCACAATACGTTCCGCATCTTCGTTCCATGGCATCCCGATATTTCGTTTAACTCTATTGTTAGTCATTTTGATATTTCTTTAATTGTTCCATAATCGTTTGATAAACGCTGTTACGCCCATTGGTTAAATATCGGTTATTACTGATTTCCTTCACGATAGAACGAAGCGTAGTCTCAGACAATTTCCGTAGATCGTCTATTTCTTCATCGTTTGGTTGTATAGGCATATTGAGCATCATCGGAGCATGTTCTTGCAGATACGAGGTAAATTTTATCTGTGATTCGGTTGTAGGTACGTAAACACCAGCAGATACATACACACGGTTACTTTTTATATCTAATGCGTTTATGAAGGTCTTTGTCCAATTCAGATCTTTGCTCCTAGACGCCTTTTTCTTCTTCCAACCGGCTTCTGTGCTCCAATAATCTACATATGCTTTTTCTAGTGAAAGACGTACATCGAGATTTTTGTAGAACTTCAGGCGACTGGCCGCAAAGGATTCGTCGCTCAGTAAAGAGTGATACGCTGAATCAAGATTAGCCTTATAAACTTCAAAATCTTCCCGCCATGTTTTTGAATTTTCAGAAAGATTCGGATTAATACCTGCAGCTGCTGCTTCGCCATCTGGCGAACTTTCTTTCATATCTACGATAGTAGATATTTTCTTTATATTATTCTTATCTTTCTTATTATTCTGGTTAGAGACTGGTTGGCTTTTTGCCTCATCGGTTAGTGTATTGGTTAGTAGACTGGTTAGTAACTCTTGTAAGTGGCTGATTTCTAAACCTTTTAACTGGTTAGCCGTTTGGCTAGATGATTGGTTAGCACTATTTTCTGAAGTGTTGTACTCATCATAATTACATAAAGTAATCACATTGACTCCTTGTGTACTATCCGTTGTTATCATTTCCTCTCTCTTCAGCTTTTTCAAGAATGTCTTAACATTCTGATCGCTCCATCCCCAACGTTTTGCAAGAAAGCTGGTAGCTGCCGGATATTGTCCTCTTCTCCATGTTATATCGTGGATCCCAACGCGAGACGTTGTCTCAGAAGCCTCAAATCGTGCTGACTGTATCAAGTCCAGCCACGCTTCGCATTCACTAAAAGCCCGGGATGCTGTCCACATTTTATTAGAGAAGAATTTTCTACTTAATTTTATAAATCCGTCACTACTTTCCATGTTGCTTCTATTTAATCACGAATATCACTGACGTTCTATCTGGACGATAATGTGCCATACAACTTTCTTTCATTTGACAATACTTTGCTCCTTGTTTGTTGTCAAAAAAGCATCCGCTACAACCGGAAACCACCTTGTGGGCATAGATTGCCTCAGTTCCGTATCCCCATGGAATACCACCGATCTTTAGATTCTTCAGATCATTCATTTGGATATGTATTTTTCACATGATACAATCAAGCGTTCAGGATTTTGAACCATAATCCTAAACCACTTACCTGATGCGCCACTCTGTTTTTGATTGTATTTCTTTATACTCCGACGGATATAGGGGAGGGTCATCACACTATTTAGAGTAATCATAGAGGAATAGCCGATAGAAGTATCAAATACAGCTTCCATATAGACCTTTTTCGTATCCCTTCTTTGAACTATACATTTTAGGTACTCAATCAAGTAGCGCATGATTAATAAGTAGCAGGTATCAAGCGATCCCTCTTCTTTATAGTAGCTATTATTGACGACTTTTATGATATCCTCAATTTCAGTTGTAGAGATGGATAGTGATGTTACGAACTCACTAAATGTATCTTTGTCGAATTCAGACTCAATAATGATATGTTTGCTGGATAGATTAGCATTTTCGAGATGAGCTTCATCCACATTAAGAAAAGGATATATGCCATAGTCATTAAAGAATGCTCCATTATAGAGAGTTTCAGATACTTCGCTTAGCTTTAGAGCTAGGTCCATAACATCCGTAGCGTATTTAACGCCTTTCGGGTAAATCTTGTGGATCATAGACATTAATTCCGGATCCTGAATAACTAATTCATTACTTTTCATGATATATGTTTTAATCGTTCAATGTCTTTTGTTTTTTAAAGCAATATTCCTTTTTCAGCTAACTCTATGCGGTATTTAATTTCCCTGATGCGGTGAAAGTGATCGAAAGCGGATTTCAAGTGAATTGCTGCATCCACTTTTGTACAAAGATCCATCGAGAAGTCATATAGTTGTCCACGTGAGATGGATAACTCTTCATCAGCGTCCCCTCGATTACCATCGCCTTGCATAAATTCGGTGACGAAAGAAGGATAAATGCTTTTCAGTATTTCAGATACGATAAAATCACCCTGTTCGTTGTATAATTCTTTTACGCCATCTAATATGGCTTGTTCCTCTTTTTGTAAATCGGTCAATGAGTATGACATCTGGGAATAAAGATTGGGATACCAATTACCGATCTTAGCAGTTTCTGTTCTGTTGATTAGAGTATTTAACTCTTCTTGTTTCTTTTTGTCGTCCATAATTGTTTATCGTTTTAATAAATTTTTGAATCATAATATTTCTGATTGGCAATGTACTCTTTGACTACATCGTCTTGAGAGGCACGACAACCTAGACTGTCATGTATGTACTGATACTTTTCCGCACTCATTCCGGATAGTACCTCATCGTTATATTCAGTTTGACCGGCATAGATACAACTCGCTATCATAGCTATTGTAGTAATGATCATAAGTAGTCGTTTGCTGGCTTTATTCATATTTTCCATTAGTTCAGTTCTCCTTTCTTGCTAGAGTGGGCGAGGAGGCAATCATTCCAGCCTCGCCCTTCAATCATTTATCACTTTTATAATCAGCGGTCTCACGACGCGGGTTTATCTTCTTTCAAATAATATACTGTTACTTCATTCTTGGAGAAATAGAGCGTTTTATGTTTCTTATGGTAGGGGATATGTCCCCGGGAACATTTCGAATGCAAAGTGTTAACTGATATTCCCAGCCACTCCGCACATTGTTTAGCGGACATCAGTTCATCACATTTCAAATGGATAAGTTCAGCTACCTTTTCCGCTATAAGGTTGATTTCTGTTCTTGATAACATGGCTTAGTCCTTCCTTTTATTGAATTACTAATAACTTCTCTAAAAGTTCGTCGAACTTATCATCATAATAATGTGGCTGTGTCTCTAGGGCATTTTTAGGACATACCTCATTTTCACCATATATAAGACCTTTTTCTGTTAAGCATTTGAAACGGGAAGTTCCTTTACTCTTGGACGGGCGCTCTTTTTCTTCTAGATACCCCGCGGCAATCATTTTCTGATTGAACTGGAGAATGCTAATCAGATTACTTCTTTCTTTCAGTAGATAAGTAGCGGAGTGCATAACACCTTGCGATTTTACATAATTGGGCGATGGAAGTCCCAAGGGTTCTGTTACAGCCTGAATCATTCTTAATTTAGATTCTTCTGACAGATTGAGCATCTTTGCGGTCCACGCTACTGCTTTCATCCGAAGATTATACAGGGTATTGGCATTCATTGCCATCGGATCCTTGTTCTCAATCTTCTTAGCTGTTTTGTGGAACACCTGGCGATATACTTCAAATACATCACGAACTTTACGGGCGATGAAGAACTCAAGACAGGGAACTGATAAGAAATACTCATCCTTCATCGTAGCACCGATTTTTCGCTCAACCTTTTGGTTTAACGATTGATAATCAACCCCTTCCATGAAATTTTCTTTCAAAGCACTTACCGCTTTGTTCTTAGCGGAATACACCAACGGCCATACCTCATCCAGATTAACCGGAAATTCTTCACTCGCTTTTGACAGCTTTAGAATAGCATTGAAATACTGCTTGATTTCTGCGCTTGTACTCGTTTTTGTTAATTCTTTCATAGTCCTTTTCTCCCTCCTAAAGAGAAAAGCTCAACCTTTTCACAGACCAAAATGTAGGAGTTTGTCTATTACTAAGGTTGAGCCTTCTAAAATTTCTTGTTTTACTGCGGAAACTCCTACATGACCGCATTTTCCTGTCGTAAAACATTCACATATCATTGGATAATTGAAAAGGACTGCCTATCTTTGCAAACGACGAAATAAACAGAGATAGGATTAGGGACGCTTCTCTAACAGCCCTTTTTTGTATCCGTTTGTTTTATTGTGAACTGAATTACGAATGCAAATATCAGTGACTATTTTCGGTAAATCAAAATAAATACCGATTTTATTCGCTGATTAAACTATTATTAACACACTTATAAATACTGTAATAAACAATACTACCGAATATATTCACTATGGCAACAAAGGATAGATTAAAAGAATTTCTCTCGACACTGAAAATAGGAAGAAATAAATTCGAGGCTCAACTCGGATTAGCAAATGGTTATGTATCGTCAAAAGGAGCGTCTATATCATCTGATGTTATTGAAAAAACGCTCATTGCATATCCTATACTTAATGCAGAATGGCTTCTTACAGGTAAAGGAAATATGCTAGTAAATTTAGATGATGCCATAGAGGGTGAGGAATTGAACCCTGATTTGACCCCAAATGCAAATACTCGTCCTAGAGTTCCACTTACAGCAGCAGCAGGTTCTCTTTCAGGTGAATCTATTGGGGTTACATTGGAACAATGTGAACAGATGCCATTAATACATCAGATACCTGCTTATGACTTCACGATGTTTATTAAAGGTGATAGCATGTCTCCTCGTTTCGAATCAGGAGATGAAATCGCCTGTCGGCATATTGACCAATCTCGCTTTATTCAATGGGGAAAAGTACATGTCTTGGACACAACGCAGGGATTTGTCATAAAGAGAGTATATGAAGACGGGAATAAGATTCGTTGCGTATCATATAATCCGGAATATGCAGATTTCTCCATACCTAAAGAAGATATTCTCTCAATGAGTTTAGTCGTCGGGGTGGTTAGTATAATGGAAATGTAATTGTTTAACTTATAAAATACACACACATGAAACAACTATTATTTGTAGCATCATTTTTTTTAGGAGTTAGTATTCTATTTTCTTGCACAAACAATAAACAACTATCAGTAAAGGAGGTAGCTATCTCTTTGATTGAGAAAGACTATCCAGTAAATGGAAGACGAATAGAGTATAGCCAAGTAGACAGTGCTGATGCTGAACTGAAAGGTTACTATATCTATAGAATCTACATAGATGATAATGATTCAATTAAGTTGGAAAATTTTCATTTAAACTATAAAAAAACAAACGTAGATCAACCAGCTTCTTTTATAGTTGAGCCTTCTATGTATAAGTCACTTCTAATTTCAGATAATATATTTACAAATGATTTAAATTCAGATTTAGAAAGAATGGGTTTAGTGCATAAAAATAACATCACTATAGAAGTAGCAGATGAAATACGAAAAGCGGATAGTATTGCTGCAGTAGAAGCATTGGCGGCAGAAGCAGAAGCATTAATGAATGCATATAATTAATGTTATGCGTAATACTAGGATTGATCGTTTTTGTTAAACTTAAAATATAATATCATGGCAGAATCAACTTTCGCTACTTTCATCATCATAATAGGTATTGTGCAATTAATAATGATGATAGTTTTCTTTGTTATGGCTCATAATATTTCAGTAATAAAGAAACGAATCGCCCTATCAGGGGAAGAGTTCAAATCTAGATTTTACTCTTTTTTGTTATCTGGAAATAAAGAGAAAGCAAAAGAATTACTATTTGAAGTTATTTCAAAAAATGAATATTTCATAAGCTCCGCCTGTTATCATACGGAATATAACATATCTAAGGCCCAGAATGAAATAAATACCATTTATAAATGTGAGTTAGAAGCATTAGGGATAGATTCTGTTGATTTGTCAATGCTGAAAAAAAGTATTAAATGATATTCTCTGAGCATTAAATAGAACAAGTCATGGAAAACAATGGATTTATAACAATACTTTGGATATTATGGATAGTTGCTGTTGTAGTTCAACTAGTAGTAGCTGTTAAGTTCTTCGATATGGCTTCAGATATTAAAGCTATGAAGGAGATGATGCAGCAGTCTATGAGAATGAAGCAAGGAGAAGGCGATACTAATCCGGTGGAAGATTCTCACATACCTAAAGTAGATCCAAAGAAGTTTAGATGGCAGATGTGGATGTATATTGCCATTGCGGTGATTGGATTGCTGTTGTTTATTTTGAGTTGAAAAAATACTTGTATCGCATATGTGGAACACTATAGTTATAAGACATGGAAGATGATAGATATAAAGAAATACTTTTAAATCGAATATATAGGGATATGAAACAAGTTTTGACAAACACATATTATTCGACTTTGCTTGTTGATAGACAAATATATCGATCTAAAATATTTAATTGCATCGTATCTTTATGTTCTGTGGGCGGTGCTGCTCTTGCACTAGTTAATGTTTATATTCCTATGGCTACTGGTATATTGGTAGGACTGTCTACAATGTTGAAACAGTTCTTTCCTATATTCTTTATGGAGGCTGGGGAGATAACTAAATTGAATGGTTTATCGGCTGAATATTCAATATATTTCCAGAAGTTACAAAATGTGTTTGGGAAATTATTTGCAGGAGATATAGATAAAGAAGAGGCATCACATGAATATGACATATTGGTGTCTGAATATTCTGAAAAGCAAATCCTTATGAGCAAATTGTTTGGTAGAATAGATAAAAAGTTAAATGCCTTAGCGGCAGATAAAAGTGATAATTATTTAAATGAAATTTATAACAATGGAAACTAAAAGAGAAAATTACAGTTTGGATTATATCCAAAAAGGACAACCGGAACCAGGGAATTCCTCAAGACCAACAACGCCAATTAAAGAGCAGCATGGTGTACCTAATGTCGGAGGTTCTCAGCGACCTGCCACTCCGCCACCGCCAAAGAAATAA